TTTCATCAACAAGGGCCGATGCAATCATCGTGTCCACAATTTTACCGCTGACACTTAAACCGAGCGCTTGTATCCAACACACGTCATACATGGCGTTGTGAAATATTTTTATAGCGGGTGTATTTAATACACCTTGAAACCATTTTAAAACTTTTTTACGATCCATGTTACCACCACCCTCGTGAGCAATTGGATAGTAACCTGACCAACCTGGCACGGCTACAGCTATACCCGTTACATCACCTTTACCAACTACAGAACCTGACCCCATTTTCATTAGGTCTGGATCTTTAGTTTCTAAGTCAATTGCAATTTCATCATACTTAGATAAGTCTGGAAAATTTTCTGGTGGTAGCCACTCTGTCTGTGGTTTAAATAGAGGTGTCTGCATCATAGTCCCTTTCAATAATCATTTCTAAAAAGTGTATAGCTTTCAATATGTCTTGTTTCTTTCCTTTCAGTCGATGACGACAGATATATTTTATAGCGCATCCTTCCGGGAATAGCAACTCATTCTCAACTACAAACTTGCTGGGCTGTATCGTAAATTTTTGATAGTGGGATCCGCCATGCTGCTTATCCCAAACACTTTTCTTTTTCATAGTAAATAACCTTTCTCATATTTTTTTGGTTCAATTATATGTAAATTTTCTTTTGTTCTTGTTGCACCTACGTAAAATAATCTATTCTCATCATCTGGATTTCTTTCATAACCTCGCATAGTATTTTCTGTAAGATCAGTTAGTAATACAACATTAGTTGCTTCTCCACCTTTGGCTGCATGTATAGTTGACAATTCTATCCTAGGTTTTTCGTTTAGTTTTTCGCCATTCTTTCTCATCTTTCTTAAATAATTTACTTTTGTTTGCCCTGCATTATCAAATGCTTCATACCATTCTGTTTTAATTTGCAAACCATAATCATTTGTAAGTTGGTCCATGCCATAAAAAGATCCTTTGGCCATACCTTTTATTTTTTTAGAATCCCAATTTTTAGGTCCCATAAATTTAATTATATTTTCTATTTCTTTATATGAAACTAATTGTCCTTGTCGTAAATGTTCCCATGATGTAGCTGCGTTATGTAATTCTTTTTCACTACTTCGTTTATATCTATTTTCATAATACAATCCTTGTCTATACAAAGACTCTTCTATATCTGTTAACATGTGTCTTGTTCGACTTAATATTAACCAATCACCTTTTGTCATGTCTATGCTATCTATATCAAAATGCCTGTGTAAATTTCCTTGACTAACTCTTGGTTGCCACGTTTTATCTATTCTATTTCTAATTTTATTTATTATACCCATTGCTAATCCGTGTACTTTAGCAGGTATTCTGTAAGACTGTGTTAGTGGTAGGTATTGTCCTTCTAACGCTATAAAAGAATCTACGTCTGCACCAGCCCATCTAAATATTGCTTGGTCGTCATCACCTGCAATAAAAGAATCTTTTGTTTTATTCCAAATAGATCGTGTCATATCCCATTGCATTAATGATAGATCTTGTGCTTCATCTATGAATACTACATCAAACTTTGGTGATTTGTCTGACTTTGTAAATTCTAAAATCATGTCATTAAAATCTATTAAATTATATTCTTTTTTATATCTTCCTAACTCGTTGTGTATAATTCTAAGTTGATCTCTTTCCAGGTCCTGCGTGTGTTCTTGTAAATCAAACTGTTGTTCTGGTGTAATGTTACGTAGTTGTGCTAGCTGGATAATTCGTAGATACTCACTGTCTGATGTAAAAATACCACCTTGGTCTTCTTGGTAGTCAGCGTATGTTACAGGAAAACCTAACTTCTTACCTAGGTCTTTGTAATGTCTCGGTTGCATAACTTGATCTTTTTTTAATCCTAACTTTCTGAATGCTAGTGAGTGTAGTGTTCTAAAATACGGTAGATCATCTTCTGTTAAATTAAATTTTTTAATTGCTCTGTCTCGTGCTTCGTGTGCAGCTTTCTGTGTAAATGCAAAGTAACCTATCTTGTCAGGATCTGTTTGTTTTAAATAATCATCTACTTTATTTAACAGCGTGGTTGTTTTGCCTGTTCCTGGTGGTCCTAATACTATTGTTCTCATTCAAATTGTCCTTTTAAAGTTTGCAATACTAATTGTGTGTTAGCTGTTTTAGATCCTTTATTTACATTTTTTAAATTTTGTTGTTGAGTAAGCCATTTTAAATTACTTAATCTATAATTAAAAACATCATCATCTATGTGTCCAACAACCCACTCTTTACCATTATATAAGTCTGGGTTTTTTATAAAAGCTAATCCAAGTATTCTATGCATACGAGCTAAAATAGTTTTACCACAAGTAGTTTTTAATCCTAGTTTAGGATATAGATCTGTTTTTGTTGGAACAGGATATATAATTTTTCCTGTATCATTATTTTTGACATAAGGAAATATGTCTTCTCTTTCTTTATAAAAAGTATTAACTCCACCTGTTTTATAAACAGTGTACTTACCTTTTGGTAAAGCACTATATTGTAAATCATTATAACTATATTTTTTTCTTTGTGGGTCGTACGGTAAAGAATGTAAATCTACATAATCTACATCTTTAATTAAATTTTTTTCAGTAAACTCTTCAAATAAATGTAATTGTTCTGATATCATTAAAATACATCCTTTGGTTTCAATTCTTTTTGATTGTAGTCATCTGTTTTTTTATCAAACTGTTTTACAACAAACACAGAGATTCTTTCTTTACCAATACGTTTGTCATCACAGTTACATGTTTCTTTTAACATCTGCGCCGTACGTTGATAATTTATATCCCAACGTTTTCTAATTAAAAACTGATTATAAAATCTGTCAAACACAAAATGGTGATTGCCATCACTAGTCCACACACCACCTTTTTTTAGATCGTTTTTGTCTGTTGATACTTGTCTGTTTAGACAATACTCTTCCAAATGATTTTGTAATTGGTCTTGTGTAGTCACACCTTCTGGTGGATCTATTGGTTCGTGGTTCTTCATTAGTGGATTTATTATCATGTCCCAGTCTTTAGGTTTTACTGTTGGTGGTTTAAAATCTAACTGTTCCATACATGCTTCCTGAAATAAACTTTGTTGTTTTAAAAACTTTACGTTCTCCAGGTGTAGTCGTTCACCATCTACATTAAGATAGTAATATGGTTTTTCTAATTTAATTTTTTGTAAGTCAGTCAATGCAGGAAATACTATCTCTTCACCAATACCAAACTTTCTCTCTCTACATAATTTTTTATCACACAGATTACACATTGGTGTGTCATTACATTTGTAACCCCAATCTTTTTTATCGTGTTGTCTTTTAATTATTTCTACTTCAGACTCACTTAATGGTGTTGTTGATGCTGTTGCATTAAACAATGTCATTTTACTTTTCCATTCCGCAGGCCATTTCTTTTTAGCATACACACCAAAATGAAACATAGAATTGTTTCTACCACCTTCTGGTATTTTATTTATAGCCATAAGTTCTATGCATGGTGGTGCATCATCATATTCAGATTTAGGTCTTTCTATTTTTACAAAGTCTAAATCATATTGTTTTATATCTTCGTATATTTTATAAAATTCTTCTAAAGTTGCAGCTTCACCATTTTGTTTAAATGCGTAACGTGTAGTTTGATTACCATTAAAGTATGGTAGATTTAAAAAATTACCTGTGTCATCTGCTGATTTTAATTGTATTTGTTTTGGAAAGACTTCTGATCCGCCGTATCCTAGTAGTGTTTTTATTTCCGTTAGTTTGTCTCTCATTCTTTCTGCTGCTACCGGGTTTGCGGAAAAGAGAAAGACATGGGCTCCTCCGCTCTTTGACCTGCACACAGCCAAAGGCAATTTAAATTGTTTTATCTTATCTATTAATTGTTTGTGATCAAACCCTGCGTATGAATCTATATCAACACAACCCCACACACATTGATTATTTTCGTTAATGGGTATGATACCTAGACTCTGTGTACCATTTAAATGCATGGTCCACAATTCCGTGGTCACTGGTTGACGTACTACGAATGATTGTCCTTTTAATTTGACACCATTCTCAACTGGCGTACTTACTTTAGTACAACCATGAGCTCGCTCCAATCCTTTAAATATTTTTTCAAACATATTTTTTAATGGGCGTTTCCACTCTCGCTTCGACGCCCACTCCTAGGATTCGATTAGTATGGTGTTGAGTCTTTAGTATCTTCTGATCCGTGTTTAACCTGCACCTGATCTTTACCAACACTTAGTGCAAAAGATTTAGCCATGTCATAGATTGCTTTATCTTTAACTGGTCCCATCTTTTCTACTTCCCATCCAAACCATGTTCCTTTGTCATTAGACATCTGAACGGTTGATAAGTTATAAATGTGGCTATAAGTTGGCGGTGTAAACAAACCATTTTTACCTTGTAGTTTTAAACCCATCATTAATGAATTCCATTTTCTACTAACTTTAAGTTGCGTAGACTTCATAGAAATCAAAGCTGTTGATGGTGTATCACCAAGAGTCAATACAAAATGACTTGCAGTGTTATCAAGATAGTTACCATTCGGTAATCTATCTTTGTAGTCTTTACCTCTTGTGGTTTGACTAACGATATCACTATCTGCATTGTGAATTGCAACAGGTGCACCACTGCTGGTACCTCTGTCTTGCCATTCGATGTATTGTCTTTTGTAGTGACAAGGTACAACACTAATTTTATCAAACAATTCGTTTGTGACAGTGTTGATTATTTTGCCAGGCTCTGCGCCTTCTACATACTTACCATCTCTTTTGTTTACCTCTGGAGATAGTTGACCCAAAATTTTTAAGAAAGGTAACGCAAGATCTTCTTGCGATATATTTTGAGCGCCTTGTGCTGCATCAGCTTCCATATCAAAGGTTGCTAGTGCACTATTCTTTTTTTCTGCTACTTGGTTCATGTTTATTTGTTCCTTTTTATTGTTGTCTTATTTCCAACGAACACGTTGAAAATTTCCGTTGGCATTGATTTACCTGCCTCTAAACGCTCACGGACTAGCGCTTTGAGAGTCATGGGCTCAACCTTCAACTTTTGTGTTGGTTGAAACCCACGCTCTTCTGCAAGAGCAGCATAATCAGCTGCCTTGTTATCCTCGTTACGACCGAATGATACGGATATCTCGTTTTTGATTATATCACCCAAGCCATTTTCACGAAGCCATGTAAATGCTTTCTCTCTGTTTGCTACAGAAATATTTGCACTATAATTTGGTTTAACATCTACCGTTGAACCATCTGCTAATTTAAGATGTGCTAATCCCATCTCAGCCATCATAGTTGGAATTACTTCTCCAGACAATCGGTCATGTTCTTTTTTTAAATCTTTAAGATTATTTTCACTTGTTTCTATTCTAGAATTTAAACCTTCTAACATTTGTATTTGATCTGCTAGAGATTGTATACTTGCAGTTTTATCTACAAGGTCTTGTTGGTCTTCTTCAAAGTTTATGTTACTCATTTATCTTTCCTCTTTCATATAGGTTAATTTCAATAGGATAATATTTTCTTTCTTGTTTATCCCATTTTAGTAAATTGTATCTACCATTTGTCATGTCAGAAACTATAGAGCATGCTACACCAATAATTGCAGGATCACCAGTTAATAATAAATAATCATCTGTAGTAAAATCTTTTAAACCTTTTCTAAGTTTAAAAATTAATGGTCCAGGAGAAAAAATTATTTGTGATAACTCTGGTAATAAAAAATTAAATTTCTTAGATGTAGAATAAGAAGATGCACCCATAATATTTATTTTAGGTCTACCATCAGCACTACCAGCAATTTCTTGTATTACATAAACTTTATGTTCTTTCATGCTTGACAATATAATGATTAATGTTATCTTGTCAACTAGAAAGAAGAAAAACTATGAACTATAAATTTAAAACAAAACCATATGCACATCAAATGACTGCATTAGAAAAGTCATGGAATAGAGAAACTTACGCTTATTTTATGGAAATGGGCACAGGTAAAACAAAAGTACTAATAGATAATTTAGCCATGCTTTATGATAAAGGCAAAGTTAATGGTGCTCTTATTATTGCGCCTAAAGGCGTGGTTGGCACTTGGTATAATAATGAATTACCAACGCATTTACCAACGCATATAGATAATCAAACTGTATTATGGAAAGCAGCTATTACAAAAAAACAACAAGAAAAATTAGATACATTGTTTCAACCAGGAGAAGATTTACATATATTAATTATGAATGTTGAAGCTTTTAGCACAACTAAAGGTTTAAATTTTGCTCAAAAATTTTTATCATCTCACAGGTCAATGATGGCTATTGATGAATCTACTACAATTAAAACTCCAACAGCTAAAAGAACTAAAAACATTATTAAATTAGCAGCTTTAGCAGTATACAGAAGAATAATGACAGGTTCTCCTGTAACTAAAAATCCATTAGATTTATATACACAATGTGATTTTTTAAGTCCTTGGTTATTAGATTTTACTTCTTATTATGCATTTAGAAATAGATATGCAGAAATGAAAACATTACATATGCATGGAAGACAGATACAAGTTGTAAATGGTTTTAAAAACCTAGGTGAATTGTCAGATAAACTAAAAGGTTTTTCTTATCGTGTTTTAAAAGAAGATTGTTTAGATTTACCAGATAAAATTTTTATTAAACGTCAAATACAACTATCACCAGATCAACGTAAATTGTATGAACAAATGAAAAAAGAAGCTATTGCCATACTAAAAGGAAAACAATCTACCACTGTAAATACATTAACTCAATTAATGCGACTACAACAAATAACTTGTGGTCATTTTACTGCTGACGATGGTGCAACACAACCTATTCCTAACAATAGAGTTACAGAACTAATGGATGTTTTAGAAGAAACAGAAGGTAAAGCAATTATTTGGGCTCATTATCAGTACGACATTACAGAAATAATTAAAGCTGTATCTAAAAAATATGGTCCGGAATCCATTGTTGATTATTATGGATTAACACCACAAGAAGAAAGACAACCTAATATCAAGCGTTTTCAGGACGACCCTAAGTGTCGGTTTATCGTTGGAACGCCTTCTACGGGCGGCTATGGCATTACTTTGACAGCAGCAAACACCGTAATTTACTATTCTAATGGTTATGACTTAGAAAAGCGATTACAATCAGAAGACAGAGCACACAGGATCGGCCAAAAAAAATCGGTAACTTATGTTGATTTAATGGCGGACGATACAGTGGATGAAAAAATCGTGCAAGCTCTACGCAAAAAAATAAATATAGCATCAGAAGTTTTAGGAGAAGAATTAAGGTCATGGATTTAATAGGATATACGTGCGTACCGCGCTGTAATTTTTAATTTACGACTTTACCGCCGGACCACTTCATTTCTGGAAGTCCTTCGGTGTATTTTTTGCCGTCAAAAGTTAATACTTGTTTTCTGTTTGAATCTGATTCGTGATAAGATATGTGGACCCATCCGCCTGCCGGATCGTCTTTGTCGTAGTACTCCATAATCAATTGATCGAAGTCCACGTTATTTTGTAGCCAGTAAGCTGTCTGAATATTTGGCACGCCAAATATTTCTAGGTCGACGGCCTGGCCCTTCGCATGCTGCGAAGTCTTTTTGCTGCCGATCGCCTCACATAATGCTTCACTACGATATCCGCTAGTAATCGTTACTGGTTTAGAAAAATGTGCACGTAGTGGTTCAAGAACTTCATAACATAGATCTCCTAAACTTTTAATTTCACCTGCTCCTGGTGTATTATCAATGCCCCTACGTTGAGCGGTCATCGATTTGGTCATCTCTTTAAGAGTAAAATGTTTGCTAAGTTGCATATTTTATTTTGTGATTAATTGAAATATAACATAGATTAAACCGCTGATCAAAGCACCAGAAGTAATTAGTAATATACTTTCTATTCTCTGTATTTGAGTTTCAATAGAATGTATTTTGTCATGAGTTTGCTTCTGCATTATTCTACATAGCTTTTCATGTGATTCAATTTTTTGTAATGCTTCGTCTTTTCTAGCCATTATGTTCTACTCGCTATTACCTTTTCTGTTGGAGATAGTAACGCTTCCTCATTTCGTGTCAAGTTAGTTTGTGGGTCTTTTCGTGAGACATTTGCTACTAATTTAGGCATTGGTGTGCTGCCTAATGGTGGTGTTTCTGGTTTACTTGTAAAACCAGGTGCACCAGGTAATATTAAATCTTTAACTGCAGGTATTATTTTTTTAATATTTCTTTGTATAAATCCTTCTTCTTTTACTGGTCTACCATTTTCATCATAAATTAATCTACCTTCTTTGTCTGTTTGATAGTTTTCTTTATCAGGATAATAACCACCTTCTAATTCATTTGTTTCTTCATTATATATTTCAGGAAAAAATTTAATACCACTATATTTATCTATGACTTTATCTAATTTAGATTGTGGAAATAAAAAATCTCTATTTACAGTATAAATAAACTTACCATCTTTTTCTTCATTTAACCTGTTCATTTGATCTTTTACTGTTCTAACTTTAGTTTCAAATCTAGGTGTAGAATAATTAACAGGTGTAAATCTTCCATCTAATAAATTGTTAATAAGTTTTGTAGAAGCGCCTGATTTTTTCATAATTTCATATATTTTATTTTCTGATAAATCTAATAATTTTAAATCTTGTATTCTAATATACATATCTTTTTGTATTCTAAGTGCTTCTTTTTGCATTTCATTAAATGTGTTAACCATATCTGTTGGTGTTTTTTGTGCATAGTTTTGTACACTGTAAAATTTTTCTGTTTCGTCAACTGATCTTAACAATCTGTTCATTGTAGATGTAAAATATCTAAGATCTTTTTTAACATCAATTCTAATAATCCGTGTTCCAGCGAGTAATGCTAATAATTCATCCATTAGGTTTACTGGTTTACCACCTTTAGTTAAGTCTAGTGATAAAGCATCACCAATTTTTTGACCACTAGATACAAAACCTGGTTTAACACCATCTAATACGTGTATTAAAGATTTAATAAATTTATCTCCAAGGTCATCTGATTGTGTATACACAGATCCACCACCATCTTTTTTACCATTTCTTGTAGTTACATCTAGAAATCTATCAAAACCTAATGGCTCTGATATAAATGGTTCTAAAAATTTAGATACGGGTCCATTTTCTCCAAACATTATATTCATTACAAACTGTTCTGTTTCTTGTGGGTTTAAATTTTGTTTCTGTGCTTGTGCAATAGCAGCATCAAAAGGTTGATATAAACTATCGTAAGGACTAAAATATGAAAAATTAATTGCAGCACTTTCACCATTCTTCCAACCTTTAACTGCTAACAAGTTTGACGTTGAATCCCATGATGCAGCAGAAGATCTTTTG